TTATTAGTAGACATATGAAATATCGTTAGGTTGATTATATTCGAAATCTAGTTCATTTATATTTTTATCCCCCCTAATGGCATAATAAAGTTTTATATATAACTTTTCCCCACTTCTATTAACCTCAACATTTAAAGCCCTTATTCTGGGCTCCCAATTAGCTATACTAGTAGATAAAAATTCTTTTACTAAGGTTTCTATTACTGTGGTATTTGGCTCTTCTAGACATTCCCATAATCTAGTACCAAAATTCTCTTGCCTAAACCTAAACCCTAATTGATAATTTATTAAAGCTACAAGGTTTTGCTTTACTAAATTAATATCACCCTCTAATATTTTCCAGCTTTTAGTAGTTACTTCTTCCCACTTACCGTTTATCAAAATCTTAGTTTTTACATCTGATAAAATTATTGGGAAATAAGCACCAGAACCAATTGTGTTGAGTTGTTGGAGATTCATAGCTTAATTTTTTTGGAATATTTCTTTACTTTCTATATCATTAGATTTAGTTTCTTTTAAATTAGGTTGCCAAGTAAGTAAAGCTGTTAATATACTAGTACCATCTGATATTGGGGCTGCTGCATTTGGTTTTACAGGCATTATAGTATTTTGTAGAGAAGTTATAGCCTTTTCTATAAGGTTTAATCTCTCTACAATTTTAGTAGATTCTGGTAAGCCCACTTCACCATCATTAAAGGTAATTTTACCACCGTCCTGATTTATTACCTTTATATTAATATTATTTTGGACTTGTATAGTTAAGGTACCACTTTTTTCCGACAACAATATTTTAGTACCATTTAAAGTAACTATACCCATAGTATCATTATCCTCAAAATCCTTAGGTACTTCCCCTTGTGCCCAACTATGATATTCCCAATATGGTTTTAAGGGGTCACCCATTTCAAAAGTTATATATACTACCTCACCAACTTTCGGTATAAAACCTCTAATACCTGAGCCTAGTGAACCATATATACCTTTTGGTAAAGCCCATATTTCTAGTCCCCTTTGAATAGTGGGTATATAAACTTTAAGTCTAGATAAATGTAATGGGTCTTGGTCATCTATAACCATGCCACGGTATATAGAATAATATCTACCTAAATGCTCTACACCAAATTTCTGTATTACATCAGTTATATTCATAATTGGGTATTAAAATCTTGGGTACTTTGAATAGTGGGTATAGATGAATATGATTCATCTGTATATGTTGAGTATATTACCCCATCTTTTACCTGGTAAAAAGCAGATTGACCTTCATCTAATGCCTCTACTGCATTTTCTGTTGTGATTTTATAATATGATGGTATACCATCTTTTATTATACCAAAATCAAAGGTGGGATATTCTTTTTCTACCCACTTTTGAAAATCTATATAGGCCTTCTTTAAATCTGCTTCTACTTTAATTACACTTTGGGATATTTGTATATCATTTTCTTGGAAAGTCACATCACAACTATAACCCGAACTGTTAATACTATGGGTTACACTGGTTATATAATATTTACCAGATAATGGCCCTACACCTCTAATATTAACATTCAAGCCTTCACATAAATTTGGGTCCCCTATTATAGTTGCACTTGCTTTTACTGAATCATATATAGATTGTATCATATCTGATTTAGAAGAAGTTTCCAAATTTTGTATTTGTGGAGATTTTAATACTCTCCAACCCTGTATGGGTACTTCTACTATAACTATACCATCTACATAAACTCTAGATACTTGGGTTATACCATAACCGAGTTCACCTACTGCCAAATCTTGGCCATCAAAACTCATGGTAGTAGTTTTCTCTTCCTTTATTATATTACTACCAAATTGTGATTTTAAATATTCATACCCATTCTTAATCCTAGTAGCAACATTTTTTATGTTATCATTAGTACAGTAATCGCTACAAGTTAACCACCCTTTAATCACTACTTTACGTCTTATAATATATGGCGGTATATTATTACCCTCTCTGATAAGAGTATGTAAATCTTGCTGAGTATTACTGCTATTAAAATCTGATGTTATAATACCTAATCTACTCATTAATTGATTAAAGTAATCTAACCATTCATCAGCACTAACATCTGAGTTAGATAGGTCGGATATAGCATCTTTTATGGATGAGTATTTTGGTAGTGTATCATATTCATCTTCTTGATGACTAAATTCTATGAACTTTCTATTTTTATACCTAGAATCTAATGATTCATAAGGCGTATCAATGGGTAATCTATTTGGGTCTCTATCTAATGAAGTAGGGCCATTATATTCTTCTCCTCCACCATTTATTTCAAAAAATGTACCCAAAGATTCTCCAGTTACTTTTCTGCCCTGTGTATTTATAACTATTGATTGTGGTTTTTTATCAGGGCCCATATTTCCAGAGGTAACTACTGGTACTTTCTCTTTTGAAAAATCAGAACTTACCTTAAAATTTAATATCTCCCCAGTACCACCATTCCATATATAGGTTTTATATAATGGCTCATAAATCTTTTGGTTCCTTATTTCTACTGAACCATCAGGCCTACCATTCATAGTATATGGCCCATTTTTCATGGTCTCATTTACTATACCCAGTATTTGGTTAAACTTGTTATTATAAGTCCCCGTAATTATAGCCACATTACTGTGTACATCTACTACATTCACCAAATAGGCATCACCATCTTCTAATGCTACAACTTGTGACTTATTGGTGGGGTCATATTTAAATACCTCTACTTTTTTAGGGGTACTATTACCACCATTTTTGTTATCAGCAAATTTAGCATTTTCTATATCAAAAAAAGCATTAGGTATATTGCCATAAGTTTGCTGCTCTACATTCTTATATATATAACTCATTGTTGTTCAGTATTATCTTCATTTTTCTGATTAAATACAAAACCTTTAGTTACTTCAGTATGAGAACCCTTATAATCAACCAATACAGTGAATACAGCCTCTTTACCAACAAGAAGTTTTTTTAAGAGCTCTATATTTGTAGCAAAATTATCAGGAAATTCCGAAGGTGCATTCTTATATAAAATGGTTCTATCACTAAGTTTAAGGCTAATATCTACAGCTTGTGGTGTAAAGGATATCTCTCTGCCAGTTACCATTAAATTCCATAGAGGGCCATAAGTATAAGTACCATCTGGATATATCCAACCCCATTTTACCTTAATTGGTGAATATGGCCCTATCTCTCTACTATCTATTATAGAACCATTAGGTACTTTTAAGGTTATTTCTACTTCTTTGGTTTCACCTTCTTTTTGTTCAAAATTAAAGCTGGTAGCAAATACACTTAAAGGTATTCCAGATACCCTATCAATTAAAGGTTGACCACTACCATTAAATAATGCTACATAAGGAGTACCTACTCCATCTGGTAAAATACTTGCCATATCCTAAGGTATATACAATTGAACCCCTTCATATATTTCAATGAAAGGGTTATAAATTGAATTAACATCAGCTATCCTATACCATAAACCAGAATCTCCATAATATTTATATGCTATACTTTGTATAGTTTCTCCTTCAAGTACAGTATGAGTTTTAATATTTGGATTATCCACTAAAGTAGGTAAAAATTCTTTTCTCTCTAGTGAAATATCTCCATCTTTATAGTCTATAATATAAGCATCTTTATAGGGGTTATTCTCTAGAATATTCATTGCTGATATCCATTTAGGTTAAACAATAATTCATTGGGTATTATATCTACATGACGTAGATTATTTTCGGTTACCCTTTGAAAAACTAATGATTGAGTGGCATAGGTAGGGTATAGTAAATTGTTAGTATATATATTGTTTGATTTTTTATCTAACCAAGTACCATCTTTTTGTAATACAGAAGTACCATAAACCGGTTCCTGACTTACCGAATTAAAATTCTGTAAAGAGTAGCTAGCAGATTTTAATATAAACCTGTAATTGGAAAATATATCAGAATCTCCCCATACAATTTTTAATATAGGTGGTGAGGCTAAATAACCATCGGCCTTACTCCATGATTCTAACAATTTACATTTAGCTAATACATCTTCAGGTTTACCCTTTTGGTTAGCATACCATGATATATCTATAGAAAATGTTTCATTACCACCAGTATATATAGAATATGGGTTATTTCTACCCATAGAATTTACATCTACCCAATTACTACTTGTATTTACCTGTATTTCATTAGGTCTATTTTGTAATTCTAGTATTTTATATGGGCCAGTACTTATATTTATTATATATACTTTATTTACATTCTTATAAGTCTGGTAGGTAGTATCCCTATCAGCTTTATTTATATTTGAATCAGTATAATCTACTGGTGTGCTTTTCCTTAATTTTATTGGTGATATTTGTGATGAATCAGTACCTAACCCACTAGTTGATTCAGGAGGTATATTTTCTCTATTGCTAGTATCTTTACCATTAATATTAGGCGATAATCTTTTTAATCCTATGGCAGCTACCCATAATTTATTAGCATGGCTAGTAGTTACAGTTTGTGCCAATGAATCATCTAATACTGAATTTATTGCCTGAATAGCTTTACCTCTTAAACCACCAAATTTTAGTTCTTTTATCTCTTTTTCTACATCTACAGTACTACTGGTTATATTACTAGATTTGTAGTTAGTTGTATCTTGAATTGAAGAATTCCTTTTGGCTTCTAAAAGCTTAACCCAAGGTTTAATATCTGAATTATTTTGTGATATGTTAGCCATAGTATTAAATTATTATCTTACACCATTATTTTGGTTATTAACTTTCTCCAATTGGCTTAGGGCATCCTTGAGCTTTTTAGTGCTTATTACTTTACCAGTTTCAGAGTCTATAAGATTTACAGTAATACCATTACTAAGAGAATTAGCAAGTGATTTTAAAGCATTAGTAGCAGTAGCTAATTCTTCTGATATCCTTAGAGATTTCCTATTGGCAATTCTTTCTTGTTCAGTTTTATATTGCCCAGCAAGGGTTACTACTGAATATGTATTTTTATCGGTGGATTCTTTGGATTTTTTAATCCAATCAATAAGTGATGGTAATAGCATACTTATACTCATTATACCAATACCTATTGGTCCACCAAACATACCTAAGGCACCTCTTAGACCACCCAAAGCAAATTTAGATACAGAACGTAAAATACTTGTACCTTTAAGGGCTGACCTAGCTGCTGATGCACTACCATATTTCATTAGTAGTGACCTATTTCTAGCACTCCTATTATAGCCACCTGATAATGCTATCCGTTCAACATCTCTAGCCCATAGATATTTATTTTGCCCATATTGTTTTAATATATCATCTACCTTATCTTCACCAAGATATCTATTGCTATTCCAACCTATTGACCTAAAATTGGTACCATTCCAAGCTATACCACCTATTGTAGCACCTTGCTTTATCCTTTCTTTTAAGGCCTCAGCATTACCCATTTTAGCCTGGGTTTGTGCTACCTTTACCATATTTACATATTGTTGAGCAGATATAGTAGACTGTTTCCAACCGTGTATCATAAGGGCAAACATGTTACTACCTGTAACTAATGAATCAGTTTTTAACTGTAACATTTTAGCCCTAATAACACCCAAAGCTGTACCAAATAAACCCAGAGTAGTAACGGCTACTGTAGCCCCAGCTATGAACTTACCGAAAGGTGTAGCTACTATATCTCTTATACCTGTTACTAAATCACCAATAGTATTAAATAAAGGTACTAATACTGGTGTTAATTGTTGAGCAAAAGTAGTTCTTAAGTTTTCAAATGAGTTTAATAGAGCATCAGTAGCACCGGATAAACTAGCCATTCTTTTACCCATTACTTCTTCAGCAAATCCATGTGAATCATGGATTTTATCTAACAAATCATTGTACCTATCAAGGTTATTCATTAAAGCTACTGCAGCACGGTTACCTCTTACACCAAATATACTAAGTAAAGTGGAGTTCATGTCAACTGGGCTCATGCCCCTCATAACCATAGCATCTCTAATTTTCCCAATGATTAGAGAGAAGTCTATAAGTTCCCCCTTAGCATTTAGAAAATCACTTTTTGATAAACCCAATGTAGCTAATGTTCTAAACCCTTTATAATTTTCCTCTGATATGGATTTGTTTAGGTACCTTGCCATATTACCTATGGCAGTACCTGCCATAGAACCTTGTATACCTGCATCACCAAGTACACCAATTAATGCAGCTACTTGGGGTAGATGCTGACCCAAGGTTACCATATCAGCACCAGCATATTTAATTGCCTCTGCTAAATCAGTCATTGACATGTTAGCAGAAAGAGTGGCTTTAGTTAATTGGTCGCCCACTACTGTGGAAGCCTCAGAAGCCTCAATTCTAAACATTCTCATAATGTTAGTAATTAAGTCTGCTGCACCACCTTTACCAGCAAGCTCCATGCCAGTAGCACCAGCTACAAATGAAGCCCCCCTAATCATATTATTGATTTCCTCAGCAGTATTACCGGCCATTGCCAAGTATCTCATACCGGAGGCAATATCTACTGAACCAAACATAGTTTCCATACCTAATGATTGGGCAGTATCACTAAGTTTAGCTATTTGCTCTTCAGTAGCTTGGGTAATAGCACCAACGGTAGTCATAGTATCTATGAATATATTACCTTCTTCTATAACATTCCATAGACCCTTGGCCATACCCCCAAATACATCTCTACCAGTAGTTAGCAAGGTTTCTGCTGTTTGTAAATTAGCCATTACGGCCATTTTTGCCTCCCTATGTAAATTACGTATTTCTTTAGAGGCAGTTCTTGCTTCATTAGAAAACCTATCCTTTAATACTAAGGCTATACCTATTTGTAATTGGGTACCAGAAAGGCTACCGCTGGTTACTATTGCCATTATTTATTTAATTTTTGTAATTCTTCATAATAGGTTGTAGCATGTTTTATAAGCTTTAACCTGTGTCTTATTGGGAGATATAATAAAGTTTTATAATCTATGCCAATTTTAGCATGGTGTAGATATACAAAATCATCATCTACATCTCCTCCGGATAGAAAAAACCTTTTAGAGCCATTATACTTACTGTACTAGTAAGCTCTGGGTATTTTGGGTTATTTATAACCATGGTACCATCAAACAATGGGTCGGCCTCATTTACTGCACTTCTTATTTCTCTCATGTCTTTAACTGTAAATACATGAAAAGAAGATACTTTTTCCCATTTGCCATTTACTTGCAACTGTAAATTACGAGCTTCTAATTCCTTATTTTTAGTACGGGCCTCTACTGGGAGGTTAATGATAAAAGATTCACCCTTTGCCGTAATAAGGTCAAATTTCACTAGTTTACCTGAAGTAAGGTTTATTTCTATATCTGTAAATTTACCCCCATTCGGATAATATGGTATAGCATAAGGTTTAGCCTCAATATCCTCAGGAGTGGGGAGTTCAGAATATTCAAATAAGAACTCATTTAGATTTTGTACATAAGTAATTACTCCACCTTTATCTTTTCCCCAATCCCAAGTAAATTCCAATTCTTCACCAATTGAAAATATTCTTGAATTGATTAAGATAGCATATCTATCCAATGCCGGCATATTATGGGCTTGTTCTAGAGTTAATTTTCTATTGGTAGTATAATTAGTATCTATAACTATACCAGCAATAAACTTTGAAAAGTTCATTAGATTTGCCGCATCAGCTGGGTTTGATATTACATCATCATCATTACCATTTTGCTCTCTTATGGTATATTGATAACCCGAAGGAGCTGTAAAGGTCATACTTTGACCTAAAATGTTTTCTGTTTCCATAATTTTTTTGTGTTGAGTTGGTTATTAAAAAAACAATTGGGAGACCCAAATACATGAGCCTCCCAATCGATAGTTAGAGAATTATTTATAATTTTTCTATCAAGTCTACTGAGAAGTCTACTTGTTCTATAGTATTATCAGAACTTCCTCTTGACATTTCTTGTCCATTTATTCGGCATGGCCAAACTCCTGTACAAATCCAAGTATTAAGAACTGATACACCATCTTCGGCTAACTCATTTACTGTACAAATATCTTTATAATCTGTTGGTACTAGACCACCTTTTAATACCATACTTTGAACTGAATTCATCCAATCCCAAAGTAAAGTATCAGAACCACTTGTACTTTCCAATTTAGTAGCAGTAAGATTACCTATTGTAACTCTACCACCAGTTTTAACCTGAAAATTCAAATCACTATGTTCTACTTGTTCCACTGATACTTCTGGTAAAGTAACTGATTGGAATAACATAGGTGTTACTGGGTGTTTAGCAAAATTTATACTCCAAAGGAATTGCTTTCTTGGGTTTTTTACCACAGCACCAACAGTTATTTGTGTTCCTCTTGCCATGATTATATTTAATTTTTAAAATTCTGAACTAGAAGAAGTAATATTCACACTGTTATTAGCAGCATCAATTACTACATCTACTGTAATTTCTTGCAAAGGTACAATATCTTTATATTTGATTACCAAATGATATTTACCTTGTCTTACATCGGATTCATTATTTACTTGAAGGTCACCATAAGAAGTGGCATCCTGGTCTCCTATCCAAGTATATTCACTCATAGCTTGTCTATTTACCAAATCATCCATTACTTCTTTACCTTCATAGTACATAGATTTCCATGTACTCCAAGTATTAGGCTCCTCTAAATAACTTTCTAGAATAGGTCTTAAACTTTTCTTTATATAAAGATTTAGTCTTACTATAGAAAGGAATTTCTCGGAATCATTTTTTGGATTTGAAGTAAACCCATGCCATAACATGGTTTGTTTACCACTTGCCCTAGTATCCTTTATTACGAACAAGTTACAGTACCAATCAGCAAGTTGCTGAAGTTCTTCTACTTTACCAGGCCCACCAAGATTTTCCATTACTGGACCCTGTGCTTGTGTAATAACACCTCTATTCATCCCAGAAAATGAATACCAGGGACCATAATCTGAAGCTGAAGTATCACCAAGACCAATTACAGAACCTAATACATCACAATTCTGAAGAGAACCATATTCATCGTAATATTTTATGCCACCAGCATAATAGGCTACTGATTTTGAATTCCCTATGATGGGCTCATTGGTTTTTAACCAATTGGTTACCTCGCTTACAGTACGAATATCCCCAGATTCATTATACTTGGGCACTTCTACATATAGTACCAGCTCAAACTTATTAGCTACTTCATTAGCTATTTTCTGGTATATATTTATTGGATTTATATCTTCCCCATATTGGCAAAGGTGAGAGCATATTAACTGGTACCCATCATTATATGCTTCAGTAGCTTTATAAGCTTGGTACCAAGTATCATTGCTAGCATCACCACCGTTACTACCTATACCTACTAACAAATAGGTATTAGCATATTTTTCAGATAAATCAAAATCATCAATAGTAATAGTGGGCACCCAATTTGAATAAGTTCTAAGCAAGCCTATAACATTATTCATATCTTTTATGGTAGCCTTTACCTCTTCCATATTAGTACCCTCAGATTCAACTGAATCTAGTACAAATTGTATATTAGGGGCATTATCAATATAGGATTGAAATACATTGGCTTCTATGAATGGGTTATTCCCATTTGAATATGAAAATATCATGGTGCTGTCCAACATGTCCTCTGCTGGGGCATTACCATTACCATCAAATCCTATTGTTTGGTTAAAATATATCTTATTAGTAGGGCCAGTTGAATTAGTAGTATATATGTAAAAATTACTATATGAACTACCATTAGCATCCGTAACCTTACTACCCATTTCCTTGGTTTTAATATTAAGGTTTACAGTTATGCTTTCATTAGAGGTCTTTGGGTTAGTGAGTTTTATGGATAATGTAGAAGGTTCACTATTACCCACTGCTGTAACAGTAGACTCTATATTATCAGTTAAAGTAAGACCACCATATCTAAAATCTTGGATTACTACTGTAGTAGATGCCTTATAAGTTTGATTTGAATATTTGGTTACCCAAGTATTTTGTCCATTTATATTACCCAAATATTCAAATGTAATGGGTTCATCACCCAATTTACCTTCTGGAGTACTCTGACTAAAATTACAAGTAAACTTGAGTGATACTTGATTGTTAGTATTAAAATAATAATACATTTTAGCAGTATCATCACCAGGTTTACTACCACTGCCTTCCCACTCAGCTGATTTTATACTGGTAGTACTGGCTTCCACATTAGTTCCTGGTTTAGCTTCTCCATAAATAGTATTACCTGCACCAGCAACCCTACTTACCCTAAGTATAGAGCCAAGTTCTAATGCCTTCTTAATATTAGATACTGAACCATCTGGTACTATCTCATTCCCAAATATTCTTTGAAATTGAGAATAACTCCTTATAAGCTGACTAGGGTCATTGAATGGACCTTTGGTAGTTCTTGCCAATACATATGATACCCCTAACAATGGTGTACTATTCTGTACATTATTGTTATAAAAATTAAAATTAACCTGAGGTGTGTTAGGCATAATTTTATGTATTAAAGTTTTTATTAAGATTGTATATTGAATGAATTATTAAAAGATTCATCATAGGCTTCTACTAGTACCGATATATCCTTTATTGGTACCAAATCCAATGGTTTAGTATCTTCATATACCAAAGTATCTTCAATTACAAATTGGTATATCTTTTCCATGATTCCTACCTCTGTATTTGGTATATCAAAGAAATTCACTAACTCTAAGAATATATTACCACTAAATAAAAATTCTTCTTGGTTATACGGTTTTATATAACCTCTTTGTGGTATGCTATAAAAAGTTATTTGGTGTAATAATCTTAAATCTTCCTGAGTACCAGCTACCAAATGTATATCTATATATTGGTCTATTGTACTATATGGTACCTCAGTTGCAGTGTAACCTATCCCCTCTTCTTTACCTATTAATTCTTTTGGTAAACCTATATTACCGGGGTAAAACCCTCTCGCATTTACTACAATTCTTGGGGTTATTTTCATATCTTTGGATTGGTTATTACCAGTACCAAAAATACCTATGAATTTTTTCAAGGCCTTTTTAGCCTCATTATATTTTTTTGAATTAGCCTCACTGATTGGTAGGTAATCCTCGGGATTAATAGAATACCCGAGAGCTACTGAAGTATTCAGTAAAGCTGAATAAATAGACCTCTCTATTATTTCCTGAGAATTTACCATTTTACTTGATTTGGCCTTATTTTAAAGTTTTTATATAGGGTTTGCCTTATACCTGTTAGTATTTCTTTATTAAGCCTAGTTAATCCCCCAGCTTCTTTAAAAGTAGGGTTCCATAAAGGTCTTGGAGGTATAGTACCACCTTGTTTACCACCTCCCATACCTCCAGTACCATACTCCAGTATTCTAGCTAATATACTTAGTGATATACCACCCGAAGAACTTCTAGCTTTGGAATTTAAAGGCAAACCAACTATAGTTGAATTTTTATATCTATAATACCCGATGGATTTATAATAACTACCAGTTAAGTAGTAAATATTGTGGTCACCATATCTTTTTTTAGTATATTCTGATAATGGTTCCCAATGGGTATTACCTGGTGGGTTACCAGTTCTTATGGCTCTTTTTACTATCCTAAGAACTATATTGGAAAATTTCTTAGTACCAATATAGTATCCCTCTAATACTGATGGCCCAAACCTATCTACAAAATCCAATGCCCTTATCCATTCACCATCTAATAATATTTGAGGGTTTAAATTTTTAGGGTTGGGCAATCTTATAAGTGTAGATTTTTTAGCCATCTAGTGTACAATTTTTAATTTTTAGTATTATATCTAAGGTATGCAGATATATATCCTGCTACTACGGATAATATTACCCATATAGCTAATAATACTGATTCCCATATTGGTATATATTTCCAAAGGAAAGCGATAATTATAAAGTTTACCAAAAAGTAGGATATTAATACCCACTGTATTTTAGATAGTTTCATGTTTATAATATTTTTTATAATTATGACTATTGAGGGTAGTAACTTACTAACTCTAACCAAGTATATGTAACCAATAAGTTAAGATTACCTTTTATACTTGGTTTATTTTCGTCATTATAAGTAAATATTTGTGATTGTGATATACTTATTACTAGAGTACCACTTCCAGTAATACCTGGGTTTATAAGCCCATTATATTGCCTATATATGGTTACCCTAGAATTACTGTTTTCATATCCAACTGGTACAAAATTCAATTGTGAAGCAATTGTACTTGAACCATCAATGGGTATTATTATAAGTATAGGCATTTTCCTATCGGCATAAGTCTCTACTATACCAGACTTAGCTGAAGCATCTATTTTTATATTTACAGATGTTATATTTTCAGGTAAAGTACCAGCTATGCCATATATATTATTAAATTCTAAGATATCTTCACTCAGGTCTGGTAGCCCACTTGTATTACCTACATTTGATAGGTTATAATAATTATTCTTATAACTGGATAGAGCTCTGCCACTACCATAATAAGCCAAATTAGCCACATCCTGTAAAGTAGTATATTTATTATACCCTACTTGTATTTTACTACTATATAATTTATTTTGTTCTGTAATATAAGTAAGGTCACTAGAACTTATATCTTTGAATTCAGGCATAACTATAATACTTGTTGTGTATAATAACCCACATTTATAAATATATAAGGATAATTAGCAGGTAATACTTGAAAAGTCATGATAGCATGGGTTGCCCCATCAGGTACTACGTTCCAATTGACTTGTGGGCAAGCTACCATACTATTACCTTGACCAACTGAAGAACCTTTTACAAATTTTATATTTGGTATAAAGCTAATAGGAATCCATATCATACCAGGCTGTAAGTAAAAATCTTCTTGGCCACCATTTGTAAAACTACTAAAAAACCTAATATTTAAGGCTGAAGGTGCAGTACCCCATAACCTATAATATCGGCCCATATATACATCTAAATTACTACTACTACTACTACTACTATACCCTTTAGATATACCCAGCATATATGACTGTGTTAAAGCTAACCTATTTTGACTAGATGTACCGGATTGTTGGGTATTAGTTTTTGTAAGAAGTGATAAATCAGCCACATCTTGAAGAGATGTACTCTGTGATGAACTAATCTGTATTCTTTCCGAACCACTTGGGTTACCATTATAAGTAAAGGTAGATATTTCTTTAAATGTAGGCATATTTATGTTGTTTTTTAATTACTTAATCCCAAACAGATTTTACATCTGAATAAGTGCCAACTACAGAAGTATATTGAGCTGATATAAAATTATCTTTTAACTGGGTGGTAAAGTTATAGGTTTCTTGTCCTCCATAAGTAACAGTAACCATAGCTTGCCTATTAGTATCACCAGTATTTAAAGCCCAAGTAGTAACTCTTCCATTTTGTGTAGCTCCACCTAAACCAGACTCTACTACTACTGAGTATGATGCAGAAGTACTTACATCTACTGTTTGTTCACTACCAGAAGTATATGATTCCATGGCTTTGGTAGTCCAAGTTACTGTACCACCAGTGTATGGTATAGTACTAATTGTTCCACTACTTGCCACACCAGTTAGAGTTAAGCCATCTATAGTTTTTGTGTTAGCAGCCTGTGTTATAGTTAGGGTATTAGAAGTTATTGTTTTACCAGATACATTATATTTAGCATATACTTTACAACTTCTAGCAGAACCAACTGTTATATCTCTATCCTCCGCACTTACGGTACTACCACTAATTAAAAATCCAGTATGAGTACCACTAAAACTATAAGTTGGAGTAACTGATACTTTACCTTGAGATACACTATTTCTTATGGTTTCCAAAGTGGCACTTATAGTGGTATTATCGGCATAAGCTGCCAAACTAGTTTTACTAGTGGTTATTGTAAGTATATATTCATATACAGCAGCATTCTGTTTTACAGTTAATTGTGCAACACTCTGGGCTGAAGTTGATAAACCAGGTACAGTAGTTCTAAAAGTTATTACTTTAGTTCTTGAGGATTCTACCGTATTTTCATCTGAAGTAACATATACGGTTTGATTCCCTCCGCTTGGATTTATCCATATATATAAATTACCAGATGTTCCTCCACCCCATGCTATGGTATATTTTTGGTAATTGGAAGGAATTGCCATAACTATTTAATAAATTTAGCTAACAAAGCATTGTCAGCTTGTTGTGTTATCAATAGATTTACTTTACTAGTGGTAGTTTGGCCAGAACCATGAGTACCAGTAAATGCTAGGTTAATATTCCTAGATACACCAGTATTATTTTCATCTGATGATACTTCTATCTCACTATCAGAATCAAGTTTGGTTAAGTTAAAGTAGAAATTATCACCGGAGCCATCATCCCAATTTATAGTTATATAACTGTTAGAATTTGCCATACCATATTTATATTTAATTGGTGATATATGGGGTACATTCAAACCCCATATACCTAATAAATTTTCTACTAAGATACCGTGAAGGTAGTATTGGTAGTAACTTGAACCGAAACTTCTGAACCATCTTGAGGTACAGTAATAGTTTCTGGGTTGATAGACAATGTAGGGTCACCCTCAGTCTGATTAAGTGTAATTGTAGCAGTTACTGAAGTACTGTTAGCTTTTACCGTTATCTGTTGGCTTCTAGCCTTTACTGTAGTATTAGCAGCCGCATTTAAAGTTAATGTAAAATTGTAAGAAGCAGTTGCACCCGGGTCATCCTTAATTGCAGCCCCATTTACAGTACTTTTACCAGCAGCCTGATATGTAATACTGGTAATATCAGCTGTTACTATATCACCACTGCCTTTTGTAAAGGTAAGTTTAGTAGAGTTAGAAGTACCAGTGATGGTAATTACCCCACCACCCTTATCTACTGCCTGAGTAGTACCATTTGTGAATTTAACAAACTCATTAGCTGCTTCCAAATTAGCAGTAAGAGTTTTACCTATGCCACCTTGAGGTTGTACAGTATAAGTAGCCGTTTGTATTGTACGGTTACCTTGATTAGCTCTCTGAGCTTTTACTTTTAATTCAGTATTACCAGAACCACTACCAGGTGATACTATAATACCATTTTTTGTTACATCAGCCATTTTTTTTTTATTACAAGGTTTTTTTTATTACAAGGATAAATACTCTAGCTTACCTGGAAATCGGTATTGGTATATACCATTGTAGTATCTTCTAAATTATTATTAAATAAAAGGTTAACTATATCCTTTTCTAGATATAAGTATATATTATCATTATTAAATACAACTGTTTTATTGTATACTATTCTAGATATCACCCTTTTATTAAAAATAAGGCTACCGATTTTCCTTTTATTAAAAATCATATAACTTGAAAATTGTACTCTACCTCTGCCAAAGTAGAACCACCATCTATGTTAATTACCCTGAATAACATAGAGTAATCACCTTTATCAGTAAAGGTAAGAGTTAGGTTTACATTTTCATTGGCATCTTCCTCTAATGGGAACCCAGTAGCATCATTACCTATATATCCCCTATCAGTAAATTTATATTCTACTCCTTCTGGGTATTCAGTTTCTATGACTACCTTTGATTCATCAAATGGCTTAGATTGAGTATTAATAAACAATCTTGCAAAGTCTATTCCTGATTCTCCAAGGATATAGGTACTTATATTTACGGGTAATTTATATGGCTCCCCGTATACAGGAGATTCCATATTTTCAGATAATTGAATTTGATAAGTAGATTTCTTTTCCATTGGTAAATATTCTAAATATAAAGTATTATCATAAACACCAGGGGCTTTGTCCACTATTTTTATATCCCTTACTTGTTCAGAATATACTACTTTCTGGAATTCATTGAATATAGTTTTATTCTGAACTGGGTTAATGGATTCTGAATTTATATTATCATCTACTACCCCTGAAAAACCTATTGGTACCTGAGCCCAATATTCAGTATTGAGCCAATTAGTAGATAAAGTACTAGTAAATACCCATATTTCTGGTTTAGGTGGTTCCCCCTTATTTAAAAAAATAAGTACCCTACAAGTATTCTTAAATTTATCAGATACCAATGGTAAAGCCTCTTCTAAGGTTAATTGAAGTGGTATACTTATTGTAGACCTATACCTTGTTGAGCAATTTATAATACCATCAAGTAGTATCTGGTTCATCTCTTTTGTGGTGAATTGAAGGAGGTTATCTTCGCAACACCCGCAAGTACAAGGGTTATTCATCTTTTACATATATTGTGTGATTATATTTGTCATGTAAAACACCGTCTAAGGTACATAATGGTATATCAGGAGGTCCTTGAACTCTTATTGGTAAATTACATATGTCTTTTACCATATTACCTTCTGAATCCAATAACCATATACCTTCATCAGTTACTACCTTAGATAGAGGGCCAGTATAACTATTTAAAATTTTATCTGATTCTTCAGGGTCTTCTCTTTGTAATATTACAAAGAATAATAAGGCTTCATCTTTTGCTTGAGCTACTTGTGTATCACCACCAGGTCTATATACTTTACCATTTACTATAAACCTATCATCAGCCCAGTTATAATCCCAATACCCATATTGATTAACTAAACTGTTTAACCTTAACAACCTAGCTGATATGTATAACACTATATTAGAGTAATCTAATTCTCCGGATATAGTATTTGGTTGTGTTGGCCAGGATTTTATATAGTTATATTGGAATAATCCTTCTAAATAATATGGTGTATATACCGTACCCAAATCTTCCCCGAATGGTAATGGTTGGTTGATTTTATTAAGCCAGAGGAAAGGTTGCTTACCAGCATCCACATCCATAAAGTCATTTATGATTTTCTTATACCGGTTCCAATCTATATCAGCAACCCTCTTTTTTCTCCTCATAGCTTATTCAATAAATTTAGTGGGTCAGGTCCACTTATAGGACCAGGTTTACGTCTATTAACCACTCTTGGTATTACAACTGAAGTTGGTCTATCACATATTGGCAGATATATTTCTAACCTACTTGCTAGCATACATAGATTTTGTTTCATTATATCTATAATACCCCCTGGTTGCATAGCTTTAGTAATAGCCCCCGATATATCGGAATCATATGCAGTACTATCAAAATATTCCACTTCAGTAGGCCCAGTTGATATTTTCTTTATACCATTGTTGCCATCTGAAGCATCGTTATTATCAGATTGAGATGTTGAATTATTATCTATAACTGAATGAGCTAAAGCTTTGGATAAATTCATTATCTCATTTATAGTAAAATCATAAGCAGCCAATTCCATTATTAACTGGTTTTCCAGAGCTTCGTAATATAATTCATTATTATAATATTCTACTGGAATGCAATGATTTACTAGAGGTTGTATATATAATTGCCACTTTTCTATAAACATCTGTTTAGTAGATTGTGGTATATCACCTACCAAATCAGTTGGTAAATATATATCAATCAAATCATATATAGAACCTGATAAATGGGTTTTTACTTTATCAGTAACTATAATGGTTTGTTTTGAGTTACCTACTGTTTGGTTATTTTGGTCCTTTATATATAAATTTACCTGATATGAACCACAATATTGATATGTATGTATAGGGTTCATCTCATTGGATTGGTTATTATCACCAAAATCCCAGAGGTATATATAACCTTCTGGGATTTCTTCAGATAAATTTATAAATGTTACCGTTAAACCTACAGTAGTATATCTAAACTTTACTACCATAGATATTTTTATTATTTTTGAAGCTCTTCTGATATTACACTGATAATATCATCGGCAGTATCACCATCCTCTACTGAAATTTCCAAACTATTAGCAATAGCTACCAACTCATCAAAGGTAAATGAATCATTTGATAATTTACCATATTTAAGAAGATTTTTATACTTCTTAGTGAGTTTATTTGTA